TAAAACAAGTGGCAGACTTATTGACCAATCTTGAACAGCACATCACCTTTGCCAGCCTACTAGGTTGACAATATTAAAATTTCATATACAATAAAGACTATGGCAAAATCAAACGAAATCAAACGCTTAAACCCCAAGGGTGCTGAAACCAAATATGTGGGCTTTGAACCTGAATGGAAGTTCCAACCTACCGCAGAAAATCGTATCAGCAGTCTGGCCAATGCTTTTCAATGGTATAACTATCACTACGGTAAAAAAGATGCCAAAGAAATGCTATGCCATTATTTAGAGCACGTTGGTCGCAAAGCAGATGCCAAATTAATGCGTGGCATCTCCGATAGTCAAATTCGTGTGACCCCGGCCTGGGCATGTCGTATGGCCTTGATCGGACTAGAGCTGACCGAACATGAACAATGCATTGTTGACGAGCAGATTAGTCAAATGCTTAAATCAAAACAAGAAATTAAACGGGCGCAAAGCGAAGTCGATGCAGATACTGCTGTGGCTCGACTGACTATCCAAGATCATTTACGTGAAAAGGTATCTGAGTGCTGTGGCGAACTCGAAGGTATGTTTGATGACTTTGTTGTAGCAGGCGCTAAAATGAGTGCAGACTTTAGCCCAATCAAACTCATGCGTGGCATGAACATCAGCCCCAACATGGTCAGCACCGTGAGTGCTGTTTGGGAATTACGACTTGCAGAGTTTAACGAAGTGCTTGAAGGTCAAGATGCCGACCTGGTTGAGGGCTATAGTCATCTCTCTAAGAATCAATTAAAACAGTGCGTAAAATTTTGCGAAACAGTGATCAATGATTGTGGCAGTTATGTTCAGCTCAAAAAAGTAGAACGTAAACCACGTGCCAAAAAAGCCATTAGCCCAGAAAAACTTACACGCCGATTCAAGTTCTTGCGAGAATTTGAAGAACTTAAACTCAAATCTGAACCAGTTACAAAACTTGTTGGTGCTAGCGAAGCCTGGCTATATGACACAGCAAAACGCAAGTTAATACATGTCATGGCCGATAGTCATATTGGAACATTTACAGTCAAAGGATCGGCTATTATTGGATTCGATACCCAGACAACTGTGCAAAAAACTCTACGCAAACCTGCAGAACAACTCAAAACAGTTACAGGCGGCGGAAAGCCAGCCGCTCGAAAAGCATTTGCAGAAATCAAAGCTACAGAAACCAAATACAACGGACGTGGCAACGAAAACCTAATCATACTTTGGGCCTGGTAACTAAGTAATAGATGTATCAGATTCCTACCAAGGTAGATTTTTATATCACCAACGTTTGTAATTTAACCTGTGAAAATTGTAATAGATTTAACAATCATGATTTCAAAGGTTGGCAACGCTGGAGCGACTACCAATCTCAATATGAACAATGGGGTAGCTTAGTTGATCTAAGAGCCATTACCATTATGGGTGGTGAGCCCATGCTTAATCCTACAATCAAAGATTGGGTCGAAGGACTCAATCGTATTTTTGGAATTGAAGTGCAAGTATTGACCAATGGCACTCGTTTTCAGCAAAATAAAAATCTTTACCCAAGTCTACTATATCGCCAATCAAAAAATCATTGTTTAAATCATATTGGTGTTAGTTTACATAATGTTGCAGATTTTGAAGCCTATATGAAACAAGATATCATTGATTTTCTTGAAGGTCCTGTAAACATCTATGAAAAAAATCATCCACTTAAAAACTGGGGATCGGACTGGCATTTTAAAGATAAAAATGGCGTGTTTGTTAATGTCTATATCAGCAATAATTTTAGCACGGCAACCATACAACAAAACAATTACCAACGATTTGTGCTACACAACAGTGACATCGAACAGGCTCATAAAAACTGTGCGTTTGTGCAATGGAAAAGTTATCACTTTATACGTGGAAAATTATACAAGTGTGGTCCTGTGGCTCTTATGCCAGAGTTTGATCAACAACATAAACTGGATATTTCCGCTGAAGATAGAGTTTTATTAAACAGTTATCGACCATTATCAATTGATGAATTTGATCAACGAGGCACAGATTTTATATCGCATATAGATGATGTTATACCACAATGTAAATTCTGTCCCACTAAATTTACTAACCAGCAGTTAATAGCAGTCAGTAAAAAACGTGGAGCCACTACAGTATTTTAATATAAATATAAGGAACCGGAGTTCCAATGGGTATTCAAACAGAATCATCGCTAGACACACTAAAACAAAATCTTTTTACATATGTGCGCCATCAATTAGGTGATGGCATCATTGATATTGAGTTAGACGCTGAACATTACGAAACTGCATATCGTTCTACGATAGGCAATTATCGTCAACGGGCACAAAATGCCTATGAAGAAAGCTACAGTTTTATGGAGCTTGTGACCAACGTTAACATATACGATTTGCCACAGGAAGTACAAAGTGTTAGACAGATTTTCCGGCGAACTTTTGGTGATTCCACTGGTCCGTTTGCCAGTAATTTTGATCCGTTTAGCCAGGCCAGTATGAATGTGTATTTGATGAATTTTAATGTAGCCGGCGGCCTTGCCACCTACGATTTCTACAGTCAGTATGTAGAACTGGCCGGGCGTATGTTTGGTGCCTATATGAACTACACATTTAATCCTGTGACTAAAAAACTACAGTTGATTCGTGATCCCAAAGGCACAGGTGAATCAGTATTACTCTGGACATACAATTACAAACCAGAATTTAATCTGTTAAGTGATCCACAAATATCACAATGGATACGTGACTTTATGTTGGGAAATTGTAAAATGATCATTGGCGAAGCACGTGAAAAATTTGGTACAATTGCTGGACCACAAGGTGGTACTACTTTAAATGGAACTGCAATGAAAGCCGAAGGCAAAGCCATTATGGAATTTTGTATCAATGATCTCAAGAACTATGTTGATGGTTCACAACCGCTTACTTGGGTTATTGGATAAAAACTACTAGATTGTTTATTAAAACTATGTTACAATGCTAACATGGATGCAATGATCGACATTGAAGGGCTGGCAACAGGTCCAGATACAACTATTTTGACAATAGCTTGTCAAACCTTTGACCCACTGGGCAACGGATGGTATGAGCACAAGTATTATGCTCGGGTGACATTAGAAAGTCAGCCTGATCGTAGCATTGATCAATCAACGATTGATTGGTGGGCCACCCAACCAGCAAAAGCACGAGAGGAAGCATTCAGTGAGGAAGGGCGAATTCCTTTGGATCAAGCACTAATAGAACTACACAAACTCTGCTGGAAATGTAATCGTATATGGATGAATGGGCCGACATATGATGCGAATATCTTAGAACACGCTTATAAAAGTTATGGAATGAGATTACCATGGCAGTTCTATAAAGTAAGAGACACCAGAACTATTTATAGCCTTTGGCCTGGTCTGCCTAAGCCGCCTACTAGCCATCATGCACTAGAAGATTGTTGTAGACAGATTTGCCTTCTTCAAGAAACTCTTAAATACTTGAAAGTAAATGAACTAGCATGATAAACAAAATTGTAGGATTTGGTGATAGCTGGATTTATGGAAATGGATTGACACCAAATAACATTCCCGATGATATGCCTGTTTGGGATTTGCAAAGATCGGTGTTGGAAGATCAATATCTTAAAGACAATTGTATATTAGGGCAAATTGGAAAAAATTTTAATTTACCAACCTATAATTATGGAATATCTGGTGGCAGTCTAACAAGCACTATATGGGAATTTAGCAAATGGTGCCAATCGGACGTTGATCATCAATCTTGTCTAATTATAATAGGATTAACTTCGGATACAAGAGAAAGTTGGTGGACTACTACCGATGACAAAAGAGAATATATTCATAGTGTGTATACCGAAGCTTATCATCCATGGGATGCTAAATGGCATCCCATAAGAAAGTGGATGACAATACACAGTGAAAATGACAAGTTATGGCAAAATAGGTACTGGACTGCATTACAATTATTTGATAGTTTTTGCAAAATTAATAATATTTCTTTATTGCAAGTAAACATTTTTCGCCCAACAAAAATATTTAATGTTAATAGCTTGCATGATTCTACTAGTTGTATGTCAGATCTATTGCAATTAAACCAAAGAAAAAGTAACATAAATTTAATAGCACCGTGTGGGCACCCTAATGAACAAGGAGCTAAAGAATTAGCAGATTATTATACATCTGTAATTAAGTCAAAAAATTTAATTTAATTAAGGAATTTGTTATGATTATAGGTGTATGTGGATTTATTGGTTCAGGAAAAGATACTATTGCAGATTATCTTGTGAATATACATCAATTTAGACGTGAAAGTTTTGCTAATACTCTTAAAGATGCAGTAGCACAAGTATTTGGTTGGGATAGAGACATGCTGGAAGGTCGCACAAGACAAAGTCGTGAATGGAGAGAGCAAGTAGATCCATGGTGGGCAAAAAGATTAGATATGCCCACTTTAACTCCTCGTTGGATACTACAATATTGGGGCACAGAAGTATGTCGCCAAGCGTTTCATGATGACATATGGATTGCAGCATTAGAAAACAAACTCCGCAATAGTCAAGACGATATAGTTATTAGCGACTGCCGATTTCCTAACGAGATCAAATCAATTAAAGATGCAGGCGGAATTGTTATTCGTGTCATTCGTGGTGCAAAACCCGACTGGTATGATGCCGCAGTCAGTGCTAATCGTGGACCAAACGGTAATGTAAGTTGGGCATTAAGCAGAGCAAAACTTGAAAGACTCAATGTACATACCAGCGAATCTTCATGGGTAGGGACTGAGTTTGATGCTGAAGTAGATAATAACTCTAGTATGGATTATTTACTAAATCAAATCAATGATCTGGTTCTAAATCTCCGGTCCGCCAAATCAAATCAGCTTTTGTAATTTCTACTGTACAATTTAAACACACAGTTTTTAAATTGCGCACATTATTGTTGTTTAAATTGCCATCTACATGATAAACCCATAATTGTGCTGAGTATTTA